CCTGTTGTTATTTGTAAAACTTCTCCACTAAAAGTACCAGAGAATGTAATCTTTTTATCAAATGGATTTAGAAGTTGATCATAATAAAATGGTATTGAAGAAGAAGCAACTAAAACCTCATTAGAATAATTTGTATATACATTTTGCAAATTAGCGGTGATAGTATTTAAATGAGGATATGTTGAAGAAGTTGGTTTTAAGATAAATCTATTGATATTATAAGATAGATTTGAGTTTAACTGCCCCTGTCCTCTAACTGAAATACTCTTTTTATCCAGAACATCAATAACTGTACTATTTTTAGAAACAGAAGCACTGCTCGTGATGCTAATTTTGTCTCCTATTCTAAAATTGTGATTATCAAATAAAGTTAAATCATAAGTAAAATTAGAACTGTCTTGCAGTATAAAAGATTTTACTTTATAAGTATTTGAAATGTTTTCAATCCAGTTTTTGGTTCTTACCGTATTAGAAAAAATTCCTAATGTTTTAATTCTGGCAGTATCATTTTTCTCAAAAAGATAAGTATCTTTTGGAATAATAACTTCATCTAAAACTGATCCGATTCTTACAGTTATTTTATTTTCTGTATTGATACCCGAATATCCATATGCATTAATATCCAATCTAATTTCTTCTTCTGGAGATAAATCCGAATTTACATTGGTTACATTATAAAACTGAGTTACTGATTTTCCACTATATGTAAAAGTTGCGTCTGATCCGTCAGAATACTTTGATACAAGAGTTCCATAGGTAGGAAATCCAACTGTGGAATCAACATCCAATATAGATGATCCTATAGAAACCTGAGATACAATAGATGTTTTGGGGTGAAGGGAGAAATTGCCATAAAGTGATCCCTGAAGAATAATATCCTTGTTGAAGTCAGAATCAAAACTTAATTTAAAATATTCTTTTCCACCTATAAAAATTTTTTCTATATCAGTGATTGATGCATAAGATTCATTAACACCATACTCAAGATATTCGTCTTGATAAAGTGTTTTGTTTAAAAGATCCAGAGGATTTCCAGATAATGCCTCTACAACCAAATCTTTTGTTCTTCTGTATCCAGCATCAGAAGGTTTGAAAAGATAATCTCTAGGTTTAATTATATCTACATTTTCTCCGTATAGTGCTCCAAATAAAATCTTAAAAGATTTATCTGTCCCTTTTGAATTATAAAAATCTTTAGATTGTTTTATGAATAACTTTTGATTTAGATCATTATCTAAAGATCTATCAGAAAATCCAGGAATAAACTGGTACTTTATCTTTTGAAAGAATTGTTGTAAAAACAGAGAACTTAAATTATAAACAATAGACTCTGCTGGATGATCCGCTGCCTGTGAAGAAGTGAATACAAGTTCTTCTGGTTTATTTGGTTTTGTATAAGAAGTTACTCCACTAAATCCACGAATACAACCTTCAAAGGTTGTAAGAGTTTTGTTAGTGTATGTAATAATTTCATCATTAATTTTGATGATACCATATCTGTTAGGAAAACCTTTAGTAAAAATAGGATCTTTTACAGAAATTGTTGTATCCGAAAATGATATATCAGAAAGTAAAATAGTAGATGCTTCATAACTTGAGATTTCGTCAAGTTTAATATATTTGTCTATATTTTGTATTAAATCGAAAGATCCGCCAGGATATTCTTGAGAAATATAATATTGCTTTAAAAACTCTACTAAAAGAGGAGATTCTTCCGCAATAAAATCGGGAATTTGATTCTCGACAATGGACTGAATTTTTACTCTTGTTTCCGACATATTCTCTTATCTTACGTAAATTCCGTTTGAGTAGCTTGATGAAACACTGTAATTTGTTCCTGAAACATCTGCTCCAGATTCTATACTATCTGAAACCATATTAATTGATGTGTTATTAATATCTAGTTGCAAATAAAGATCCTGTAATCCGATAACATCATTTGAATATGGTGAGGTAGAAACTTCTATAATTGGAGTTCCTTTGTTTATTTGCGTCGAAATTATATTAATTGGAAATAGTTTTATTTCCCCTTTAATATAATCAATTGTGCCAACATTTCTTTTTATTATTTGGGGTTGTGTTGGCGAATTTAATTTAAAAATATTAATTATACCCGTTTGAAGATTGGAATTTGGGATATCAGTCATATAAACGGTATCAGATATGCCACTAATTTTAAATCCAGAAGATTTAATATTATAACCATTTGGATTTTTAATGTGAAATCTATTTCCGAAGCAAATCTCATATTCCGCAAATGAATTTAAAGATGCTCTTAGATCTCTTCTAATAATTATATTTGTTATATTTGAAGTAATTGATTCGTGACTTTCATCAATGATATTCAAAAACTTGCTGTACTTAAATCTAGCACCAAACTTGTTGAGTTCTGTAGAATCTGCATAAGTATTGATATTTGAAGAAACAATACTCTTTACCAAATTAGCAGACGTTGCAAGATTTGTATTATAATAAACATTTGCGTTTGCTTCAATATAAAGATACTTGAGATCAATAATCTCTGGAATAATGCCAGCAACTGCATATTGTCTAAGTTCTCTTTTGATATTATCTTTGATTAGGTTTGAAAGATATCTGTCATTATATGGTTTTATACTAATAAAAACTTTTCCGAATTGAGGTGGAGTTAATTCTTCTCCTCCATAAACAGATACTGATTCAGTTTCTGGATAGATCGTTGGAATTAATGCCTCATAATCTGCTGCTGTTACTGCTCTATTCCTAGATGCATAAATTCTAGTTGCATACTTCTTGATAGATTCTACAGTTTCAATCTCAGAACCCAGTGTAGACGCTTCTACGGTAGTTATGAGAGAGATTCCAGAGGTTATTACTCTTGCACTTTGATCTACAATTGTGCCACTAAAAACAAATGATGAGAGATTATTTGCATTTGATCCGTTTGATACTGTATAATTGACTGTAATATAATTTGGTTCCTGTAGTGCTACTCCAAATATACCATCGCCAAAAATAAGTTCATATCTTTCATCCTCTACTTCCTGAATAAAAAATACTGCAGATTGTGGAGTTACATCAAATAAACTATCTGCCAAATTAAACTTTCTTGAAACAGTAGCTAGTTCATTCGGTCTAACAGAGACAGTTAATGTTCTTGTGTCAATGCCAGCGTTATTTAGGATAAATCTTTGATTTAAGTTAAAGGAATTTATTGTAAAATTCTCTGTAATTCTTGTTCCTTCATATATTTCAATATCATTAAACTCAGCAATATTATTTGTTACAGGAACTGTAATGTCCGAAGGTATAATAAAAGAATAGCTCTCATCTCCAAAAGAACGTGTTGTGCATACAACTCCGCTCTTTAGTGTTAGTTGGGTTGGAATATTAGTAAAATTACTTGTATCGACGAAGAAAGAAATTTTTGCTCTTGCAGATCTTTTTGATCTTGGAACATATCCAATATTTCTTGCAAGAGAAACAACATTCTCTCTTAAAGTTGCACTATCAATGAATACCTCATTCGCAACCATGTTTGCGTTATATGAGGTAATGTATGTATTATATGCAAGAGTATCGATGATTACTGATAGATTTGATCCTTCAAAATCGTAATCAGTAAAATTTGAATTCGATCTAAGGTAATCCTTAATCGAAGTTTTAATTTGATCGAAATCTAAATTAGCGAAATTTACTAATGTCATTAGCGTGTTGGTTGTAAGGCAAATGATAATTGTTGAGGTAATACGTCAATTCCAACAATTTCATATCTGACGGTTACATTAAATTCTCCATTATCATAATCTGGAGAGACATCTACTGATAGTAAATTAACTCTTGGTTCAAAATTATTGATGGTTGTTGTAATTTCTTCTTGAATTGCGGATGCTGTGATCTCATCAACACTTTCAAACAGCAATCTGCTTACTTTTGAACCAAGAATTGGATTAAAAAACCTTTCTCCCTGGTAAGTAAGTACAAGATTGCGAAGAGAACGGGCAATAGCAGTCTCATTTTTAATCGCAATAAGATCATAGGTCAAAGGATTGACCTGAAATGAAGCACTAATGTCTTTGAAACCTTTACTTACCCGTTCTACAGGCATAAAAAATTATAAATCTATCTTATTTATTAACAATTTTTTGATTCATAAAGAGGTTCTGTTCCATATTCCCAGTCATCATAGTCCTCATCATTGCGAATTTTTGCATGTAATTCGTTTTGAAGCATAAAATCATGTTTTTTTGGTGTGATATCATCATTTGCGATCTCACGAAGCATCTTTTGCTTCTGAATTTTTTCATCCCAACCATATTCAGATGCTAAAAATTCAGTTCCCCACTCATTTTTCATAAAATTTTGATCTTTATCGACTTTTTTAGTCATTGATTTGCTCCTGATTGATTAGATCAGAACTTTTTACGGGGTTGCTATCC